TTGTAAAATGTCTCTTCGGACATTCTGACAATTAATTTTTCATATTATTTATTTATAACTCGCATGAAAAATTAATTGCTCACTTACGACTAATGAAAGTAATAAGCAAGTTTTCACACGAGTGAAGAATGTCCACGGTGGTTTCTTACCGTTGCCCAGTTTGCTCCAGGGCGGAGGTTCCCGGAATGAATATCACCTTCATTCCAATGGCTGCCGGCCTATTTTCAGCGGGCACAACACCTGATTAAGGGCATTGGTTTATTAGTGACTCCACTAATAGAGAGCGTTTTGCTATCCAGTCGCACAACTGGAGTTACCGGCTCAGTTTAAGCGGGCATGGTCTATCCCCTGATAAACCACTTGACAGTGAACCCACTGACAGGGAGTGTTTTGCTATTCCAGACACACAACTGGAATTGTTTGTCTATGTACGCGTAAAATTCACGAACGAAAGAGCAGTTGGGGCAGGTAAAGCGTCTAGATTGTCGACTCTACCCATTCCATCAGTCACTACCTCCGAGCCAACAGTCGGATATTCTACCAGCGGGGCTACAGCATGAAAGCCGAACCTACACTCGTCAGATGCTCCTGCGTTCACTAAAATTTCTACGGGAAATGGACTCGAGTATGGATTATACATTACAAAAACAAGTTGTCCGCAATCTTGAGTAGCTAACTTATGGTCGGGGTCTACATATGTTGTAGAATTCTTCTTAGGTCCGCCAACGAATTTCAATATAGATGTGTTAGGAACATGAAATTCATGAGCAAACAAAGTCGGATTCCACGTTATAGGTAGATTCTGGTATGGGATGGGAAAATCAATATTTTGATCGCCTACTATAAGAGGGCATAAAGCCTCCTTAACTACCGTACCGTAAGTTAGTCCTTGAGCTGCAAAAACGAATTGTTTTTGAGGTACATAAAAAACAGACGAAACCACCGTATCAGTTCTAGCATTGTCATCATTCTTAAATGACACCACCCTGACCTGAAAACGGGTCGACGGAAATTTACCATAATACATTGACGCCACAAC